TATTTGGATTGTTAATATCATAAGAAGGAATATCTACAATCCAAGGGAAATCATTTAGATAATGTTCTTTTATACGACTTGGGTGAAGAACATATTTCCACCAGGCGTGACTACAATTCTGTGTTTCATGTACTCTATTATAAAGTTTTTGAAGTCTTGGTATCCATTCATTCGAAAAATCCAATGAGAGTTCTTTGTAATATTTACCCGTTGCGTCTCTCTTGACTATCTACACTAATGATTAGATGAATCCGTTCTTCATCTCCATCATTTTTGGCCCAGTGTTTTACTCCTGGATTGATAAACCAGACACTACCATCTGCCGGAAAGTGAGCTTCTTCTCTGCCATTGTTTCCTATACCACCAAATACTGCTTTCTCATTTGTGATAATTGGAATATGCAAACGAATACCATATTCAGTATTATAGTCAATGTGTTCTTTAATTTCAGATTTCGGTGATAACTTCGCAAATCTAGTTCTATGTACTATATCTTTGCCAATGGTGTCTAAAACGTGGTTGAAGTATTCTGGTGTATCTGCAACACGTTTACGGAACCATCTCTCATCAGCTTTAGGATCTCGTTTTGCAATAGTAGTATCCCAACGTGTACCAGATTTCTCTGTACGTTTATCAAGAGAGAATGATTCATCCCATTCAACTAATGACAACTGTTGATAGCTAGCCTCTTCCCATTCTATGTCACATACACAATCAACATCTTCTAACTCTTTTTCTTTAAAGAACATCTTAGGCAGTCGCGTGTACGTTTCACATAGACTTGCGTATTCATTACCAAGTCCATCCCAAGTCTTTGTATTTGAGAACTCTTCATATGCCTCTTTTAATTTAGCAGGATCAAATTGAAACTGTTTTAACTTTTTGAATACGGGTAGTTCTGTTCTTTTTTGCCAACTCATGTAAACATCTTTTCTATTAGAAAGCCTGTAACGTCATATTTATGTAATCTAACTTTGCTTGGATTCTCGTGGTGCGTTTCGTGGAAACCATCACCCCAAGTAAGTAGTCCGTGTATCAAGCTATTGTGCGCCTTATTGTTTCTATGATTGATTGATAACACTGATGTGCCCAATATGATTAATATTGCAGCAGGGAATAACCAAACATATATCAATGCAAATGGATCAATAAAGAATAGAGCAGCTGCATAAATTAAATTAAGTACAAAATAGTACTTTCTCTGAAAGAGTAGAAACTTATCTCTTAACAACCTTCCAGCGTACTTTATATCTACTTTAGCAAACATTGTAAGAAAGTGCACTCTGAATATACCCATATGATCTGGGCTGTGCGGATCCTTTTCCGTATCCGCAAATCTATGATGTGCTTTATGAATAGCAACCCAATCGATGGCTGGGCCAGTTAAACCAATTGTTGCACACAGAGTAATGAACCGTTCGAACCACACGGGACACTCAAACGATCTGTGTGTTAACAATCTATGATATCCCATAATCATACCAAGGCATCCATTCATAAAATACATAAACAGAGCAATAATATAATGGTACCAATCTGCATACATCACCATTGGAATGATTGATGCGTAAGCTAATATTTGTAGTAAAAGAATTCCAACTGCGTACATTATATCTCCATGAGGTTGCCGAGATTCTGTTTCGAGGCTCTCGGCGGGCCCAGAGCTTATGCTGCTAGTCGCATCTCAGGAGCAAAGTTATCGTTTGCATTTACTTTTTCGAAGACTCAATACCTGTCGATCCTATTTCGCCCCCATCATAAAAACACGACGAAGTCTTTTATTATAGCTTCGCTTAATCTTTTTACGTTGACCTGCGCGCCACTTAACATATTTCTTGGCCTTTGTGCGTACATCGTACTCATCACCCGTCTTTAGTTTAATGCGCATATCTTCACCGTGTGTTTATGGTGGAGGCGCCGGGTACCGCCCCCGGGTCCAGCATACCTTCAGCATCTTCTAAACTATTTATAATAGTCATTACGGTTATTATAACACATCTAGCAGATCATGTACATATAAATAAGATATGAATTGACATATATTATCTAGCGCGACTTATATTTCACTCTTAGAGGAAATCAATATGGTAGTCGCTGAGATTCTCACTGGTATTGCGCTAGTGAAACAATCAGTTGACTTTATTAAAAGCAATATTAATACTGTCAACGACATTAGAGAAATTACAGATCAAGTTGAAAACCTGTTTGTTGGAGAGGAACAGGTTCAAAAGGCACGTGCACGTAAATCTGGATTTGGAGCGTCAGATCAATTCGGTGTGCAATCAGTGGCTCAAGAAGTGATTGATGCCAAGTTGGCACAAGAGAAGATGCAAGAGATGAGAACTATCATCGATCTTCGCTTTGGACCTGGAACTTGGCAATCAATCGTCGACCTACGCGCTAAGAGAATAAGAGAGGAGCGTGAGCGCGTGTTGGCCGAAAAGAAAGAAAAAATCCGCAAGCAGAGAGAGTTTAACGAGATGCTTCAACAAGCTTTAATTGGAGTGTTCGTTGTCGGCGGTATGTTAGGCGCTGCTGTCTGGCTTATCGTCGTCAGTATGTAAATCATGAATATAGAGCTGTATCAAAGCATAGTGCATTACTTTCAGCAGGTCTTTCCGGGCATCCTTGTGGGTGCCCTTCTTGCCATATCGTTGTGCATACTTCAAAACGTTGCCGATACAGAACCCAGTGCCATGGCCGCCATCAATGATGAACTCTGTCGCCTGAAACTTTTCTTTGGAGTAATGGGTATCATAAGTGCCCTTTACATATTCTTCAAACTCACGAAGTAGTTGACCTTCATTGAATTTATATTCTGGTCGGCCGACATCAAAGTCTTCTGATAGATCGCTCTTTAACCAATCTAATTTCATTACTTTTCCCATCTATAAAATATATGATCGTCGATCACAATCGTCCATGTTTTTGTTTCTGACCATGACGGTGTTACATAGTTTGCATGATAGTGAGTTGCACCATCAGTAAAGTCTTCAAGATGTCCATGATAAATCTTGAAAGCAACGGTTCGAGCAAACTCATAGACATCCAAATCGTAATAAGGAATATCGTCAGACTTCCCATCACAATACCAACTGAATTGACAACGATGCCGAATAGGGACATTAACGTCGATATCTTTCCACGACGGTCTTGTAGGTCCCTGTTGTACAACCTCACAGTATGAATGAGGAAAACGACTATCATGAACGCGATTACGAGTGACAAGAGCGACACCGATCATACCTTTCGCTGATTGATTACGTGCTTCCCAATAAATGTTATCGGCGATGCATTTTTGTTCTTCATTCGGAGAATGAAAAGGATGAGCCTGTGCTGATGCTCCGTGCGCTACACCGGCAGAAAGGAACGAAAGACCGGTGGCGCACAGAGCAACTGTGAAGAACTTACGCATTATACTACGCGTCCATTTGCCATAAGTGACGACTTCATTAAGCGAGCACACTTTAAACGAGACTCAAGCTTCTTGATCACTTTGTCTGTGTTAGGTAATACAGGAACACGAGCAGCTTCTTCCATAAGAAACTCTGGAAGAATGCGAAGTTCACGATCGATAGTTTCCCACTGCTTTTCAACAGGCATTGACTTAACGATTGAACGAAACTTAGAATTTGAAATCATAATATAACTCCTCAAGTAGATCTCTCTTTATTATTATATCATACTTTTAGAGGATTGTACACATTTATTTTCACTTTTTTTTAATTTTTTTGTATTTTTTATGACTTGGCAATGAACTTATCCGCTAATGGAAAGATCTCAGTAATTGCTTTTGCACATGCTAGTGCAACCTCTTGACATTCTTTCTGGGTACCATTGCCAGATCGCAACTCAATAAAATGAATCCAAGAGCGAATCGTACCATTCATATACATTCGAGATTCGGTAAGACCTTCAGGTAATACTTTACGTGCAAGTTCTTTCGCAATACCATTATCGATAGCAAATTGATATGCTTTCTTTGCGGCATTAATTACTTCACATTGAGCTTTAATCCAATCCATTTGAATATCAACATCTTCGCGTGCAACCGAGTTCTGACGATTCTTCGGATCTTGTGCTCTAATTTCTGACGTAGGCGTTAATTTTAGATCTTCAAGTGGATTAGCATACCGCTGACTGAACTCTTGAAACGAAAACGAACGATGTCGTAAGATCTGACGGGCGATGTCTCGTGTGGTCTCGATCTCTAAGCAAGCAGACACCATCTCGAAAGGCGACCAGTGCTTGTGCTTTGCGAGATAGGATAATAGACGTTCGGACGTTTCTTGGTTATTTTGGTTCGAGGGGTTCGATACACGGGCGCAATACGCAATAAGTTCTTGGATATCTTCATTGACAGTAGGCACCTTCGGCCAGCCCTGCATTTCAGGGACTTTTTGTGAATAACTAATTAATTTTACGTTCATGTAAACAACTCCACAATAACAATGTAAGCACCGTAGGCGTAAAGAGACCAAAGGCAAATAAATCCTACAATACTCGTATCACAATAACCGTAGTCGTCTTTCAATCCAAGTCTTCTTAATAATCTATCCATTAGAATTTAAAGTCCGCAAAATTGGCGATACCTTGTCCTGTGGCAGTCTTATCAAATACAGGCGTATCGTCTGTTAATGTTTGTTGATTCTCTTCGGCATCAAAGAGTCTCATCTTACTTCTATCTATACCGATCACAAAACGCTTATGATGAGTAGGATCATTGTAACGATTCTTCAGTTGTTTAACCATGAGCTGACCCATTTGCTCCAACTCTTCGGTCGAGATAAGTGCAAACATAAGATCAGCAGTGGCAGGAAGACCGAACGATTCAGATGTATCTTCAAGGCCGACATCTGAATTTGAATATCCACTGCGAGTAGTTTGAGTCGCAGAGAAAACAGGCACATCAAATTCGACAGCAAGACCACGTAATTCCTCCGCAATGGCTTTGATATAGTTATAAGAATTGATCGAACCACCCATGCCTTTCATACGAGAAGAGGCACAGATATTGAGATAGTCAATGAAGATAATATCTGGTTCGAATTGACGTTTGAGTTTCAGTTCGTTAAGGAGTGCTCGAAAATGACCAGCATGAGCGCTACCAGTAGGATACTCTTTAATAATGAGCTTACCATTGGTCTTTGTAGAAAGGTTTTGAACCTTGTCAGTAAAGATTGTCTTTGGAGTATTTTCGAGCTGATCGATCGGAATGTTGAGAAGATTTGCATCTATTCTCTCCGCTATTTTTTCTTCAGCCATTTCCATAGTGATGTATAATATATTTTTACCGTCTACTAGAGCAGACGATGCAACATGACACATAAATAAAGACTTACCAACACCTGTGCCAGCGAGAGCAATATTAAGAGTTTTGTTCGG